CCGCCAACGAAATCGATATGGGTATCGTTGGAAAGGATGGCCGTGCAGCGATTCTTCGTGAAGTGGCTAAAGGGTTGCAAATGCCTGTGGATGACATCATTCCATCTAGGGAAAAACAAAACTATCTATCTAAGATTGAAGCGAAGATGCAGGCTGAGGCAGCGCAAGCTGAAGCAGCAGGTCCTCCGACTCAACCAGATGGTTCTCCCAAAGGTGGGCGTGATGCCAACATAGTTAGTAACCGTGACACGGGGAGGTCTTAATGAAAAGGCCTAGTCCCGAAGTTATTAAGGCATTAGCTCAGATGGAGCATCAATATCCCGTAGTTGGTGAATGGCTAAGGGAATGGGGTTCTGATGAGTTATCGCGGCTACCCAATGTCACACAGAGTACGGCACTTGCACAGGGGCGGTGTCAGGTTCTGTTAGAGCTAGTTAAGCTCATAGATGAGTCCCCTGAATTGGCGGGCAAAGCAAAATGAAGCAGCCTGCTTTTAATTACGCACACCGATAGGAGCGATTATGTCAATACCAAAGCAAGTTCAGAAACAGTCTGAGGAAGTACAAGAGCTATACAAACAACTTAACGCCGTAGCTGAGGGCGAACAGGTTCAGGAGCAAACTCCTGTTACCGAGACCCCTGAGTCTCCCGTTAAGGAAGTTGTAAACGCCAATTCCAACAGTGTTGAAGAAAAGGCACCCAAGTCTGAAGCCGAGGAGCAAGGCACAGCAGACACTCAAGGAAAAGAAACTTGGGAACAAAAGTACAAAACTCTACAAGGTATGTATAACAAGGATGTACCGCGTTTAAACGCGAGCAACCGTGAGATGCAAAACCGAGTAGCCCAACTGGAACAGCTGTTAAGCACTATGAACAATCAGCCTAAACCTCAAGCAGCACCTGTGAGCAACGACCCGTTGATTACGGATGATGATATTAAGGAATATGGTGATTCGATTGATGTCATGCGTCGAGCAGCCCGTGAGGAAGTCAATGCCGCGAATGGGCGGATTGCACAGTTGGAGGCAATGATTCAGAAGATGCAGGGCGTTGTACCTCAGGTACAGCAAATGCAAAACGCACAGAAAGCATCTAATGAACAGGCATTTTGGAATGGTCTCTCAAGCGCAGTTCCTAACTGGGAAGAAATCAATGATAGCCAAGACTTTCAGACTTGGTTGTTAGAGACGGACCCCCTTTCAGGAATTACTCGTCAGACGTATCTGGATGACGCGCAACGTAATCTAGATGTGCAACGTGTGGTGAATTTCTTTAAATCTTGGGAACGGGCAAACGGTGTGACAGTCGATGCTCAGGATAAACGGCCAACAGCTAATTCTCAGCTTGAAAGGCAGGTGTCACCGGGACGAGGTCGTTCCAGTGGTAAACCTTCGATGCAAGAAGGCCAGAAGTATAGTCCAGCGGATATCTCAGCATTTTTTGATGCTGTCCGTAAAGGAAAATACAAAGGTCGAGAAGAAGAACGAGGTCGAATTGAGAGAGACATTTTCGCGGCACAGCGAGAAGGTCGTATCGTAACTGCATAATTAAAAGGAGGTCATTATGGCTTTTGCAGTCTCTGGGGGTCGCCCCAACTATAGTGGCAACTTTATTCCAGAAATCTGGAGTGGGAAGCTAATTGAGAATTTCTACGACGCTACGGTGTTGTCAGCAATCTCAAACACGGATTACGAAGGTGAAATCCGTCAGATGGGTGATACGGTTAATATTCGTACCACACCAGAAATCACCATCAAAACGTATGTTAAGGGTCAAACTCTTGCAGTTGAAAACCCTGACAAGGCTAAACTACAACTCGTTATCGACAAAGGTGAGTACTTTGCTTGTGTTGAAGATGACGTTGACCAAGTACAGTCTGACATTGCACTTATGGACCAATGGTCTAAAGACGCTTCCGAGCGTATGAAGATTAAAATTGACCAGCGTGTTTTGACAGACCTACTTACAGACGTGTCTGCAGACAACAAAGGTGCAACAGCTGGTCGTATCTCAGGTAACTTAAACCTAGGTGTGGCTGGTACTCCATTGTCTCTAACTAAGTCTAACGTTATCGATTCTATCGTTGACGCTGGTACTGTGTTGGATGAGGCTAACTGCCCTGAACAGGACCGTTTCCTTATCATCCCAGCTAAGATGGCAGGTCTTATCAAGCAATCAGACTTGAAAGATGCTTCTATCACTGGTGACAGCACTTCACCATTGCGTAACGGTCGTCTTGGTATGATTGACCGATTCACAGTGTATGTATCTCACAACCTTTATAAAAATGGTGCTGAGTTCAGCTGTATTGCTGGTCATAAGATGGGCTTCACTTTTGCATCTCAGATGACAAATATGGAGACTATTCGTTCAGAGACTACTTTCGGTAACATCATCCGTGGTTTGCAAGTTTATGGCTATAAAGTAGTTAAGCCAGAAGCTCTAGCAACTATGGTTGTAAGCGTATAAGGAGGACTGAACTATGGCTACATATAACGATGGAAAAGGTTATCAACTTGGTACTGGTGCAGCTCATGTTGCAGCAGGTATCAATAAGGTATCCGCAATTACAGTAGACTTGGACTTCGCAGCAATTACTACTGCACGTTCAGCAGCAGGTCTAACAGCACTAGCTGCAGGTGATGTTCTAGAAGTTATCAAAGTTCCAGCTAACACGCTGGTTACTTCGGTAGCTCTAAATGTTACTACTGCAGAAGGTGGCACTCTTACGGTTGATGTCGGTGACGGCGCTGACCCTGACGGCTACCTTGACGGTGTTAACGCTAATGCGGCAGCAGCTTACTCTCTTGCTCCGTCAGCAGGTACTCCTACTGGCTACGCAGACGGTAAGTATTACACTGCAGAAGATACAATCGATGTTGTCACTGTTAACGCAGCAGACGCAGCGGTTATGTCTCTAACAGTTGTAATGGTTGACTGTTCGTAAAATGATTGGGGGGCTTCGGCCCCCCTTTCTGATACGGAGGTAGTATGGCAAATATAGATGAACACGGAGTTAAAGCGGTACAACTAAC